CCATCAAAGGATTGTTCAACTTCAGCATTAGTTGGCCACATATCCCACTACCTCACTTCTCTGTAAGTGGTTCGGCCAACCCATTAGATTGGTTGAGTCAAGGAGTGCCAAGCATCAGCATTGAATGGTATGCTAAAGGCGGTATCATGACGAAACCAACCATTTTTGGAATGAATGGCAATAATCTTATGGTTGGTGGTGAAGCTGGGAATGAAGCAGTGTTACCACTCAATGACAAAACACTTGGTGCTATCGGTCGAGGTATTGCTCAGACAATGGGTGGAACTTCACCGACCATCAACATTACCATTACTGGCAATACTATCAGAGAAGAAGCTGACATCAGTCGGATTGCTGATGAGGTAGCGCAGCGGATTGCTGACGAATTGCAACGGAAGACACAATTGAGAGGAGGGGTTGCATGGTAAAACATAATGAACTTGTGATTGACGGTGTGAGAACATCGTCTTTTCCTTTCAAAGTTATTGTCCATGATTCTCCTTCAATTACTCTCGGAGAGAGCAAGACGGCTCTCTTGGAGCATGGTGGTATCAGTGGAGCAATTGTTCAGACAAACAAGCATAGGGAACCGGTCAAGAAAACCTATACGATTTACTTGGTAAAACCTACTGAAGAACAGATGAACCAATTTATGAGTCTGTTCATCCGTGAAAAGTTCTGGTTAGAGAGCGAGCGAGTCAAAACAACTCGACTTTGGTGCTATAAGGTCAATGTGACCGACCTTGAAGAAATAAAACCTGGTCTTTATATGACCAAAGCGACCTTCACTTGCCACCCTACCAAATACTTTAAAGAAACCGATACACAGAGATTGACAAGAAGTGGGATTTTGACTGTTCAAGGTTCTGCTCTTGCATTTCCTAAAATCACAATCGTTGGTCAGAGCGCTTCTGAGACTTCATTTACAATCGCTGGTCAGGTCATTAGGCTTGAAAAACTTGCTGAGTCGCTTGTGATGGTCAACAATCCTGACAACCCTAGTTTTAAGACAACAACAGGAAAACCAGTGAAATGGTCAGGGGATTTTATCACAGTTGATCCAGCGAAAGTGAAGAATGTTGGGGTTGTTCTAGGTCAAGGTATTCAATCGCTTGAAATCGAGACGGTTTGGGGGTGGGCATAATTGCTTTATTTACTTAATAAAGATGTAAGAACCGTTCGATGGAACGGGGAGCCACTTCATGAAGCGACTTCGGCGATTGTGAAAGAAACTATGAATGGCGATTTCACCTTAACTGTGAAATATCCTATTTCTGACTCTGGTATTTATCAGCTCATCCAAGAGGATATGTTGATAAAAGCGCCGACTCCTGTTCTTGGTGCGCAGCTATTTCGAATCAAGAAACCTGTTGAACACAATGACTATCTGGAAATCACGGCTTATCATATTTCAGACGATGTGATGCAACGGTCTATCACGCCAGTGAGTGTGACTAGTCAGAGCTGTGGCATGGCTCTTTCTCGCATGGTTCAAAACACCAAAACTGCTCTTGGGGACTTCTCATTCAACAGTGATATCCAGGACCGTAGAACCTTCAATACGACTGAAATAGAAACTCTGTATTCTGTATTGCTGGACGGCAAGCATAGTATAGTCGGAACATGGGAAGGCGAGCTGGTTCGTGACAATTTCGCTCTTACAGTGAAGAAGAGTCGTGGTGAGAATCGTGGTGTCGTTATTACAACGCACAAGAATCTGAAGGACTACCAACGTACAAGGAACAGTCAGAATGTTGTCACAAGGATCCATGCTAAGTCAACTTTCAAGCCTGAAGGTGCTGATAAGGAAACGACTATCAGAGTGACTGTTGATAGTCCTCTTATTAACTCTTATCCTTACATCAATGAAAAAGAGTATGAGAACAACAATGCAAAATCTGTTGAAGAATTGCATAAGTGGGCACAGGCTAAGTTTTCAAATGAGGGCATTGACAAGGTCTCTGATGCTGTCAAGATTGAAGCCTATGAACTCGATGGGCAAGTGGTCCATATGGGTGATACAGTCAACCTTAAAAGTAGGAAGCACAATGTCGATTCATTCAAGAAAGCTATTGCTTATGAGTTCGATGCTTTGAAGGAAGAATACATCTCTCTTACTTTCGATGACAAGGCAGGAACTGGTGGTTCTAGGGCTTCTGGTGGCTTATCTAGCGCAGCTGATGCCATCCTTGGGGTAACAGAATCTGCACAAGAAATTGCCCTTGAAAAGGCTCTTCAAAATGCTGACTTAGACTTTGATCATAAGGCAGGATTACTGAGACAAGAAATTGCGGACGGTGTCGAACTGGCAAAAGCCAGAGCCGAAGAGGTCAAGCAAGAATTGTCTGACACTATCGACCAGCGACTTAATAGCTTCGATAATGGTCCATTGCAAGAAGCCAAGCGCAGGGCTGAAGAAGCGTTGCGAAACGCTGGCGCAAGTACCCTGCTTGCTCAAGAAGCGAAGCAAATCAGTGAGCAAGTGAGACAGCAACTTGATAACAAGGCTGATCTCGTCGAATTTCAGCGAGTGAAAGAGACCAATCAGCTCTATGAGCGCATTATCGGTAGTAGCGAGTCTGATATTGCTGAGAAAGTCTCACGTATGGCTATGACTAGCCAACTGTTCCAGGTTGAGGTGGCTAAAAATGTCGGAGATGGACGAAATTATGTGAGGAATGCTGATTTCAGAGATAAGTCGAAAAATTGGAGAGAAACGAACGTTTCAGGCTTGAATTTCAACTATGAACATTCATCACAAAATCGAAATAAATCAGGCGTGCACATTTATGGTACAACTATCAATGCTCGTTATTTTGGATTGCAACAGACATTCAAAATTGAACTAAAAAAATCTGACAAAATCACTCTTTCTTTTTTGGTTTCAAAAGATGGATATAACACTTTTTCTGGCTTAGATGTTGGTTTGCATTATAGGAAAGATGGTGCAATAAAATCACAGGCATGGAAGGAGATCCCAAATGGTGACATAACTTCATCCATTTATAAAAAACTTATTTTTAATTATGAGTTACCAGTTGATGTTGACGAAATCAATTTAATGTTTTATGGCAATACTGGGAAGTCAATCAACCTTTACATTTCAGAAATAAAACTTGAAATTGGAAGTAATGCGACATCATTCACGCTAGCCCCCGAAGACACGGACGAAGCTGTTCGTACGGTTCAAACTCAACTCGCTGGCTCGTGGGCAGTTCAGAATCTGACAAGTGCAGGTTCAATCGTTTCGCAAATCAATGCGACTAACAATCAAATTCTGATTGAAGCTGAGAAAATCCGATTGAAAGGTAAGACCTTACTTGATGAACTGACAGCGATTGATGGATATTTCAAGCGATTGTTCGTGGGCGAGGGTAACTTCGCTAAGCTGAACGCTAAGATTATCGGAGCAAAGACTATCACAGCAGACAAGCTCATCATGGACCAGGCAATGGCTCGGTTGTTCGTCTCAAGCGATATTTTTACGAACACGCTTGCTGCTAAAGAAGCCTTTATCAATAAACTTCGGTCCGTTGTAGTATCTGCGACCTTGCTCGAAGGGTATAAAGGTAAAATCGGTGGATTTCAAATTGGTACGCATGATAAGGACCCGTCTGCTTACTGGCTTACTGGCCAGAACCAATTTGAAGTTGGTATGAGTAATGGTAATGCGAGTGGATTTCAAACAGCTCTTTGGGTGAATTGGGGCAACGACTGGAACACTCCTGGAATAGGAGCGTGGTTTGTTAAACATTCAGGAGAAATGTACTGCTACAGACCGGCCCATTTTTGGAACCGGCCTGTTGTTCATGGGGATTTGGAAGTAACAGGCAGCATTCTTTATTACAAAAAAGAGGGCAATTTTTCAAAAGTTGCTGGAAAATGGATATATTCTCCTGACTATGAAAAAATTGAATCTTCTAATGGGTATCTTTATTTGTACAGAAATTCTAATAATTACAGTTGGATACCTCTTAACAAAGAAATTTCAGACCGTCGCTACAAATCAAATATCGAAGATAGCACAGTCTCAGGTCTCGATGTTATCGAGCAACTTAAGACGTACAGTTACCGCAAAGAGTACGATGGAAAAATAGAGGACATCTCTTGTGGTATCATGGCGCAGGACGTCCAAAAATATGTTCCTGAAGCATTCTTTGAGAACCCTGACGGCGCGTACTCTTACAACACATTTGCTCTTGTACCTTATCTTATCAAGGCTATTCAAGAGCTCAATCAAAAAATACAGAAATTGGAGAAAACAGCATGAACGAACAAGACAAACAAATCAGCAGCCTGACAATTAAATCGTTAGGTGAAAAAGTCGGTAATGAGGCTACTCAGTCGGCAACGCTCGAAGCGCTGTACACAGTGACAGCGATGGAGCTTGAGCAAATGAAGCAGGTCATTGAGTCGGATGAAAAACTCAAGGCAAAATTTGAGGAAGTGAAAGGAAAAATGACAAATGGCAATTAATGGTTATACGTTAGCAACCAAACCATATCTTCGTGGTTCGGGTGATAATATTCGGACAGTAGTTGAAATCCGTTTAGAAGAAGGGACTCGGTATAGTTCTAACGCTCGTGAGCTGGCAGGAAACCGCACGTCCGAGCAAGAGGACGTCTTGATTCAAGCGGTGTTGGATATCTTGAAAGCCGAACTAGACCCAAGCTCTGCGATTGTGCAGGCACAGAATAAGCTTGAACAAGCTGAACAGCAGATTGCGCACAACAAGAGCGAACAGGACCGACTCTCTGAACTTGTTAAGCAGACTCAAGAGAACGCTCGTTTGAGCGGTAAATTGCTTCATATCATGGTCTTGAACTCGGTCATGAGCAAGAATATCGCTTATGGCACGACTTATAAGGAGTTAGTTGAGTTGATTCCTCTTGCTGAAGTTGGTAAGACCTATCTGCCACATGACCTGATTACCATTGAAGACCCTGAACACGTAGAGGTTAATGGCGAAGGCAAGCGCATCCTAGTGCAGCTTAATAAAGAATTCACATACAACGGCGAGCCTGTCAGCGCATTTGTGACAAACGGCTCCCTGGAGCAAAACGGAACGGGTGTCGCTTGGAAATTTGAAGGGAAAGAATAGGAGAAATATATGAAAATCGAATTGTTTAACTTTTTTAGAAGCTTGATTCAAACAGAAGATGGCTTGGTATTGTATGCTCTAGGCTTAATTGTGATTCTAGAGATTGTAGATTTTGCATCAGGGACGTTCGCAGCGATTGCAAATCCAGAAATTGAATACAAGAGCAAGATTGGTATTAACGGCTTGATTCGAAAGATTCTAGGTGTCCTCTTGTTGATGGTATTGATTCCTATGTCTGTCTTGCTACCTGAGAAGACAGGCTTCGCATTCCTATACTCAATTTACCTCGGATATTTGCTTTTCACTTTCCAATCACTCATCGAAAATTACCGTAAGTTAAAAGGGAATGTGACTATCTTCCAACCTATCATCAAGGCATTTGAACGTTTGTCTGGCGATAAAAACGATAAGAATGAAGGAGAACAATAATGGATATTGATACAAGCAGACTAAGAACTGATTTGCCACAGGTTGGAGAGCAACCCTATCGTCAAATTCATGCTCATTCAACTGGAAATTCACGATCCACTGCTCAAAATGAAGCAGACTACCACATGCGCCGCCCAGTTGATTCAGGATTTTTCTCACATGTCGTCGGTAACGGCCGTGTGATGCAGACCTGGTACACAGACATGGGGGCCTACGACGTAGGAGGTGGTTGGAACGTAGAGGGTTATGGTCAGGTAGAACTGATTGAGAGTCATGAAACCAAGGAAGAATTCATGCGCGATTACAAGCTATACGTCGAACTGCTGCGTAACCTTGCTGATGAAGCAGGTATCCCTAAAACACTGGATTCTGACAGCTTGGCTGGAATTAAGACGCATCAATACTGTACGTATAACCAGCCACGAAATGCAAGCGACCATGTGGATCCATATCCTTACTTAGCTAAGTGGGGCATTAGCCGTGAGCAATTCAAGAAAGATATTGAAGGTGGTCTGTCTGAAGCTGGATGGCGCCAAAATGCTTCTGGCTGGTGGTGGGAGGAGTCAGACGGCTCTTATCCTAATAAAACATGGAAGCAAATCAAGGGAGAGTGGTTCTACTTCAATGAACGTGGATATTGTCTAATCAATCGTTGGTTTAATGATGGTAAAGATTGGTTCTACCTTGATAAACGTGGCGCAATGGTCACAGGATGGATGTTTATTAACCATCGCTGGTATTTCTTCAAATCAGATGGCCGCATGGCCACTGGATGGGTAAAATACCGAGAAACTTGGTATTTTATGGAAGAAAAAGATGGTTATATGCTATCTAAACAATTCGTCAAGTCTGGCGATGGCTGGTACTACTTGAAGGCAAACGGTGAATTACACACAGATCCAGCATTCAAAACAGAACCAGACGGGCTTGTTACTGTCGTTGACAAACCAAAAGAAGAAAAATAAAAAAACAGAAAGGACTTTCAAATTAGATTACACTAACCGCAGGCTGTTTGGCTTGCGGTTTTTTTGTTTGTTCTGAAAGTACTTTCTAAAATAAAAAAAGATTAAATTTCTTTGTGTTTATTGTTGACATAAGTCAACAAGTAGTGTATAATTAAATCATAAAGATAAGGAAAGAAGAAAACAAGATGAAAAAATCACTAACATCACAAGAACAAATCGCACTAGCAAAAGAAATCTTACAAGTTAAGAATCGCAGAGAACGCTCATTAAAACTTGGAGAAATCCTAGACCGTGAAAAGTTATCATCAGATGCCATGTATGAATTGTATAACACCCTGTTAACAGCAATCAGAGTTTACGGAGATGTTATCGGGTTCGATGATAAAGACTTCAAAGAAATGGCACTCACAATCTTACTTCTTGAAAAAGTAAGTGAAGCAAAAACAACCAAGGCAGCATAGAGGGGCGACGCCCCTCTTAATCCATAATATAGGAAAGGGAGTTCAAAAGAACTCAGGTAAATAAAAATGGAAATCAACAATGACTTTGTAATGACAGTAGGCGCTGGCAAAAACATGAAAGAACAACTAGAAAAACTTGCTAACAGCAAAGGGTTCACAGAAAGAAACACTGGTATTTTTGTTGGCAAAGCTGATTTAGAGGAGAAAGGTCTTTACTCTTATATTGACGGAACAAAAGAGGTTTTAGACATTGAAGATTTCAAGGCTTTTGAACAATTTGAACAATTTGAATTTGTCGGATTTTGCGGAAATCAAAACGTTTACCTTTATAAGTAAAATGATGGTCGGGAGGTTAATCCTCCCCCTAGTTTAAAAAAGGAGAAAGAAAATGACTGAAGAACAATTAAAAGAAGCGCTCGTTGACTTGTATGAGTCAGAATTTAAAGATAATCAAACATTTGAAGAATTCGCTGATATGCTAGATTTTTGGATTGACAAAAATGACAATATCCTGATTGAAGCTCGTGGAATGCACCCACTTGATGGCATTCGTGAGGTTGGACACGTTGACAAAGGGGTGATATATGCGTATTAATACATCACAAGTTGAGGCGGTCTTGATGAACAAGGCCATTCCAGCCAATCTACTAGAAAGAGAAATCGGGATATCACGTTCTGCAATCACTCGAATCAGAAACGGTGAGCGTAAGATAGAGAATCTTACGCTTGACACTATCGCAAAAGTTCAACAATGGATTGACGCTGGAAATTATCGTTTTAGCTACGATTATAGCGAACTAATCGAAGAACTAGAAGAAGACATAGCAGAAGGCTTGACAGATGACTATATTTATATTGTTCGTGGTGAATACAATGAAGTCATGGAAAAATGCATGATCATTGATTACTACTATACTGCCGAAGAAATCGAGCAAGGAGATTTTGCTGAAAAAGTTTTGACTAGTTCGGTTTTGGCAGAAATGAAAGTTGATAACGAGATATTTTGATAAAAGCAGTGACCGAAATCACTGCTTATCAGCTGTAGCAAATTCATAAAGTTTTTCTGCTGTGAGAAGCGCCATTTTATCCATGCTTGTTTTTCCTTTTCTGAGATCAGAAACAGTAGTCCACGGAACTCCAGCGCCTTGCGAAATAGCAGATGTAGAAATAGAACTGTTAAGTAATTCTTGAATAACTTTTCTCATATCATTTGTCCTTTTTATTTTTTAAATAGATATATACATTGACTACAATTATAAAAATAGCTATTGCACTAACCATTGCTTTTCCTCTTTTCATTTGATAAAATAGAGGTGTGAGGGGCTTTCGCCCCCACCTCTTAGCGTTTACCTTTTTCTTTTGCGGGAGTTGGGTTTACGCTTTTTGTTTTGCCTTGCGACTGTTATTGCAGTCACCAGACTTGCTATAGCAGTTACCGTTTCAGGGATATTATCTATCGCCTTTTCAAGTAACCTAAGCCAATCTTCTTTGTTCAACTTCCTCACCTCCTTTCCTTATCTTGATTATATTATATCACGGTACACCGAGAAAGTCAAGCGTTTTGATGAAGTTTTTTTAAATTTTTTCAAAAAAAAATAGACCTTGTCCAGAGGTCGGGGAGTTGGAGGGGACACCCTCCAAAAGCATTGATTTAATAAGATTTTATTTTACCTTTTTCATAATAATCTCCCTTAAC